TTTTTATAAACCCAGTAGGAGATTAATTATGGCTATGCAGTTTGACGTAAAAAGCAAACATTTAAGTGCGGCTGGCAGCATCTATGCCGATAGAGCTAGGCTTAAAGGTATTGTGGTAGCTCCTGCTATTAGTACAGCAGCTACTTTTGAACTTAGAGATGGCGGGGCTACGGGTGAAATTCTGTATCAGATGGATATTCCCGTAAACTCAAACCCCAATACATTTGATGTTCTTATACCTGGGGAAGGTATTTTATTCCGCACTAATATTTATTTAACTTTTAGTGTTGGCTCGGTAATGGGTGTCACTGCATTTTATGGTTAATATTATGCCTGATAACACGCCTGAAATTAGAAATGCAAGAGAGTTAGCTTCACACAGCACAGAGATTAAACATTTGCAAACTGACATGGATAAACTAAGCAAAGACATGGAAGAGGTGAAAGACGCTCTTAGAGAGATAAGTCACACCTTGTCGGCGATTAAAGGTGGTTGGCACATGCTTATGGTTGTTGGAAGTATAGGGGCTGGTATAGGTGCTGGTGTGGCATGGCTCTTTGACTTTATGAAACACTAATGGCTACTAAGAAGACACCCGTACTATCTGTTGGTAGAGGTGAGAAATTACCTGTATCTAAAGGTGCTGGACTTACTGCTAAAGGTAGATCCAAATATAATGCAGCTACTGGTTCTAATTTAAAAGCCCCTGCTCCTCATCCAAAAACAAAAGCAGATGAGGGGAGGAAAAAATCGTTTTGTGCAAGAATGAGTGGGGCAAAAGGCCCTATGAAAGATGAAAACGGCAACCCTACTCGTAAAGTAGTGGCATTAAAAAGGTGGAACTGCGGTGCCAAGTAAAAATTTGAAACAGCATAATTTAATGGAAGCTGTAGCACATAACAAAGGTTTTGCTAAAAAAGTGGGTGTTCCACAATCAGTAGGTAAAGACTTTGCTGCTGCAGATAAAGGTAAACAATTTAAAACAGGTGGATCAATGAAAAAGCATGATGACGTGGCACAAGATAAAGCGCTTATTAAAAAAATGATTAGCCCATCTGAAAAGAAAGAAGCTAAAGGCATGAAAAAAGGTGGTAAGTGCATGGCTAAAGGTGGTGCGACTAAAGAAACTATGGGACCAAAAACAATGTCAAAAGACGTTGAAAAAGGTTCAAATAAATTAACTAAGCTTGGTGAATCTGCTGTACAAAAACGTGGTAAAACCAAAGGCGTTAGCCTAGGTGATTCAGGAAAAATTGAAGGTATCGAAGGTTTTAAACCCAAAAAATTTGCTAAAGGCGGTTGCGCTAGAGCCGATGGTATTGCTCAAAAAGGCAAAACAAAGGGTCGTTACATCTAATGATGGCTAGTCGAGGTATGGGGGATATAAACCCATCTAAAATGCCGAACAAGAAAAAGATTATTCGTAAGGATGATCCCAATGATGCAGATATGTACAAAAAAGGAGGGGTGACTAAATCATTTCCTCCTAACACTAAACCCAAAAGCAGACGGGCTAAGAAATGACAACTTCGGGCACAAGTAGTTTTAATTTATCCGTTACAGATCTTGTTGAGGAAGCCTTTGAAAGATGTGGGGCTGAACTACGTAACGGGTATGATTTACGAACTGCTCGAAGAAGTCTTAACTTATTGACCGTAGAATGGGCTAACATTGGGATTAATTTATGGACTATTGAAGAGGGGACTATCCCTTTAATCCCTGGCCAAATTAATTATGACTTACCAAACGATACAATAGATTTATTAGATCAAGTTGTTCGCACAGGATCAGGCCAACAACAAACTGATATTAATATTAACAGAATTTCATCGTCTACTTATTCGACTATCCCTAATAAGAATGCAACAGGTAGGCCGATACAAGTTTGGATCAATAGACAATCTGGTGCTACGTATCCTGTTACGGGTGTTTCTAATCCTCAGATAAATATATGGCCCACACCAGACCAAGGAAGCCTAAGTAGTCCTTATTATTATTTTGTCTATTGGCGACTACGCCGTATTCAAGATTCAGGTAATGGGGACAATACCCAAGATATACCTTTTAGATTTTTAAATGCAATGGTGGCGGGTCTAGCTTATTATCTTTCTATGAAGCTCCCCAATGCAGATATGAACCGCTCTATGGGGCTTAAAGCTGAATATGATAGGCAGTTGCAATTAGCGACTGAAGAAGATCGCGATAAAGCCCCTGACAGGTACGTGCCTAGAATTGGTTATGGTAGATAATGGCTACTAAATACGCTGCTGGCAAATACGCCATTGCTGAATGTGATATTTGTGGACAACGCTATAAGTTGCACCAACTAAAAAAGCTTGTTATTAAAACTAAAACAGTAGCGATCAAAGCCTGCCCTGAATGTTGGAATGAAGATCATCCCCAGCTTAAACTTGGCATGTACCCCGTTTTTGATCCTCAAGCTGTTTTAGAACCTAGACCAGATAATAGTTATCAAACATCAGGTTTAGATACGAATGGGTATCAAGGCGAAGGGTCAAGAGTATTTCAATGGGGATGGGCGCCAGTTGGCGGCTCTCGTGCAAATGATGTATTATTAACACAAAATGATTTAGTAGCGACAACGTATGTCGGTTCAGTAACAACTTCTTAGGAGTACGAAATGGCTAAAGGCGATGGTATAGAAAGCAAAGGTAAAACTAAAGGTAAACAATTGGGTATCGATGGTTCTAAAATTGGTCAAGATGGGGTCATGTTATCTAAAGGTAAAGCTAAAACAGTATCTTCAGAAGCAATGAAAAAGTTTGGCCGCAATTTAGCGTGTGCTAAAAATCAAGGGGGTAAATAATGGCTAAGTCTGATGAAAATGAAAATAAATATAAGCAACCCCAACCAAACAATGCGCCAACAGGTAATAATGGCTATCCAGATACTAGTGTCAAAACTCAAGGTATTAAAACTAGAGGAAAAGGCGCTGCAACTAAAGGCTATACTTCACGCGGCCCAATGGGTTAATATTTTTCCTATATAGGGTTATTATGAATCTCCAACAAATTACCCAAGCAATCCAAGACTATGCTGAAAATACAGAGTCTTTGTTTGTATCTAATATTGGTTTATTCCTGCGCCAAGCAGAAGATCGTATATATAATACGGTACATATCCCTGTACTTAGAAAAAATGTAACAGGTAATTTAACAGCTGCTAACCCTTATCTATCTTGCCCTAATGACTTCTTATCCGTATATTCATTAGCAGTTATTGATGGGTCAGGTAATTATTCCTATCTGATAGACAAAGATGTAAGTTTCATTAGAGAAGCGTATTCTAACCCTACTAATCAAGGGCTGCCAAAATATTATGCGATGTTTGGTCCACAACTTTCTAATATGTTGGACATCTCCTTATTAACCGCACCGACACCTGATTCAAATTATAATGTGGAATTGCATTATTTTTATTATCCTGTGTCTATCACTGACACTGTCAATAATCCAGCGGGCGTTACCTGGCTAAGTGATAACTACGATCCGGCATTATTTTATGGCGCTATGCGTGAGGCCATGATCTTTATGAAACAAGAACAAGATATGGTTACATATTACGAGCAAAAATATCAAGAAGCTATTGGTCAATTAACCAGACTAGTGAATGGGTTGGAACGCGGAGACGCGTATAGAAATAATCAAATCAAGATACCGTATAATACATTATGATAGCACAAGGCCAATGTACCATTTTCAAACAAAACTTGTTGAATGGCTTAGAAAATTTTTCTGTCACGTCCCCTTATTTTTATCAGATCGCTTTATATACTTCTAATGCCTCTTTAGATAGTTCAACATTAGCGTATACACCTGTTGGTGAAGTATCAGGCACGGGTTATTCTGCTGGTGGCGCACCTATTTTGCCAACACCTGCGTTATCGTCAGGGGCAACAGCGTATGCTTCTTTTTCAGATGTGATATGGTTTTCCGCTTCTTTTGTAGCTAGAGGGGCTTTGATATATAATTACACTACAAAAGCCGCTATTGCAGTTCTTGATTTTGGTGCGGATAAAACAGCAAAGTTAGGAACACCGTTTACAATAACTTTTCCACCAGACACAGCTACAACAGCTCTTATACGAATTTCTTAGGAATATAAAAATGCAAATTGAACACATAAAATCAGGTGACGTTTGTTCGGCAACAGTTACTCGCGGGGCAGGTCATACAGAAGGAATGGAGATGCACGGTCATTATCATGTGGTGTGCCATGATAAAGATGGCAATCTTAAATGGGAAGATGAGATAGAAAATCTTGTAACTACTGTTGGTAAAAACCTAACCATTACTGGCGCATTAACTAACGCTGCTCAAGGTATTTCATACATGGGTCTTAAAGGCACAGGCACGGCCGTTGTTGGTGACACACAGGCGTCTCATGGGGCTTGGCTAGAAGTAGGTCTTGCCAATGCGCCAACGTATACTGGTCCTCGTAAAACACCCACATGGGGTACAGCCGCATCAGGCGCTATTTCCCCAACATCTGCTCAGGTGTTTGCAATGACAGGTTCAGGTACTGTTGCTGGTTGTTTTGTAAACGTAGGGGGGGCATCAACTATTGATAACACTACAGGCACATTGTTTAGTGCTGGTGACTTTACCGCGGGGTCTAAAACAGTAACTAATGGCGATTCCATTTCTGTAACATACACCGCAACAGCCGCTTAACAAGAGATTACTATGGCATTAATACTAGCAGATCGAGTTAAAGAAACAACCACTGTTACTGGTACAGGCACGGCTTCACTTTTGGGGGCATCTACAGGCTTTCAGTCTTTTTCTGCTGGTGTGGGCAACAGTAACACAACTTATTATTGTATTGCGAATCAAGATGGCTCTAGCTGGGAAGTTGGCTTAGGAACATATACTGTTGTTGGTAGCACGCTGTCAAGGACAACTGTATTGGCTTCTTCTAATACTGGTGCATTAGTTAACTTCACTGCTGGAACAAAAGATGTGTTTGTCACATATCCAGCTGAAAAAGGCATATGGAAAGACGCCTCAGGTAATGCTATTGGATTAGGAACCCCCTCTGCTTTTGTTGCTACTAATGTAACTGGATTACCTTTAACTACAGGCGTAACAGGCACACTCCCAGTAGCAAATGGTGGTACAGGTGTTATTACAAGCACAGGAACTGTAAGCACCGTCTTGAGTGAGTCGCCCACATTAAGTAACCCAACCTACACAGGCACACTCACAGGCTCTACAGGCATACTAAACATTGGCTCAGGTCAAGTCTATAAAGATTCTTCCGGCAACGTGGGGATTGGGACGAGTAGTCCAGGACAAAGATTAGAAGTTTATAATGTATCTGCTGGAACATCTACTACATGGCAAGGCGGAACTGACTTTATAAAATTACAAGCAGGTGGTACAGGAACTGCTTATAGTGAACAAGCTATTTCATTTCAAGAAGCAGGAGCTAATATTGGTGCAAAGATTGGTGTAAAAAATCGTGGAAATGGTGCATACGATATTATTTTTGCTAATAGGGATGGCTCTTCGACAACATCAACATTAACAGAACGTATGCGCATCGACCCCTCAGGCAACGTGGGGATTGGGACGAGTTCGCCTGCGGCAAAGTTAGATGTGGTTGGGGTACAATGGTGGAGGGGTGCTGCTGCCGCGGGGGCTATTGGTATTTTAACTCCAGACCCTACTTCTGGTGCTAATGGTGTTAATCTTGCTGCTTCTTTTGCAACAGGTGGTTATGGACCACTTACGTTTAGCACAACCAACACAGAACGCATGCGCATCGACTCCAGCGGCAACGTGGGGATTGGCACTAGTAGTCCCGAATCTGTCGCGGGTTATGCCGCTTTAACTTTGAACAACGCAACAAATGGAGGATTAATATCTTTCCAAAAAGTCGGCGTTAGACAAGGTTATATATATGCTGATGCCGCTTCAATGCAAGTTGGCACTGCCGTCGTAACTCCTATTCAGTTCATAACAAGCGGAATAGAGCGCATGCGCATCGACTCCTCAGGCAACATGGGGATTGGGACTAGCTCGCCTGTAGCAAAACTTCAAGTTACTGGCGGGGCTTCCGGCGGA